GCCGCACGTCAAAAGAGTGCCCCACGGTGCTGAGCCGGTATTTCCCAGCACCCCACGCCCGGCCTGGGCCAGAGTACTCGTCGAACGTGTGCTCGACGTTGGCCTCCTCGCCGGCGCGCTCCAGCATCCTGTCCCCGCAGGACTTGAAGATGTCTGCAATCGCTGGGATTTTACCCGCGAACATCTCCCCGATGCTGTAGAAGCGGAAAGCGTCCATGGCAGCCATCTGCTGCGGGGTCCGCCCTGGTGTCTGGGCATTGACCCCCAGCTTGCCTAGGGAACGCATAACCGCGGGGATGATTGGTACATCCTTCTGTATTGCGCCGTTCATCACGGCGGCGTGCAGGCCCACGAACTCAAGGCGTCCGTTCTCAATGATCTTGAACTTGGCGTCAAAGCCGAGGTCAGCCATGTTGGCCACCACGGTCCGAGCCAGTGCAGCTGGGTCACCTGCGTTCTTGCCGATCTGGCCAGCGCCATCATCGCCTTCATGCTTGCTGCGGTAGTAAACCGGCTTTTCCGGCTTGACTCCGTTCACCGCAATCCCCCTGTAAAGGTGGTTGAACGTGTTGTTCACTATGCGGAGGGAACCGTCGCGGTCCCGAGCAAACATGTGGCCCGGATTGGCGACACAGCACGCGGCTGTGGCTCCAGTCTCGAGCAGGAAGTTGGCGAGTGACGTCAGCAGCCAGCCAGAGTCCAGATAGAAATCTGAAAACTGCATGGTGACGGTCTTCTTGCCGCCCGGAACACACACGCCGCTCACGGACATCCTGATTCGCATCCCATGCTGCTGGTCAAACTGCAGACGCGCTTTGTACGCGTGAGTCAGCTGACCGCTGTAGGTGCTCATCACATGCCCCATGACCCTCTCCAAGAGGCCCATGACTAAGCGCAGTGAACCCGGGACCCTGATGTGGGCCTCCATCCTGGTCTGGTCAATCTCCCATGCCAGACAGTTGCGTTGACTCAGGTCGCGCTGCATCTCTTGTGCAACCTTGTTGCGCGTCCTGTGCTTGATGCACACGTGCCTGAAAAGACCTTTGTCTTTCCCAAAGCAGATGTGCTCAAGGGTCTTGCCGGCGCAAAATGCAGCCGTGAAGACCTCGCCGGTGTTGTCAACCACCGATCGGACGTCCTTGCCGTCCTTGGGAATCACCTCTCTCTTGCCGGAGGCTTTCCGCGTGGGCAGGTCGCTGTTCGTCTTTGCCATTTGGACGCGCGACACCAACTCGCGCATCATCTCGGCGCTGAATGCGCCGGGGCGACCTCGCCCAACTGCTTCTCACCGAAAAGCTCAAAGTGAGCTTCTCGAATTACGTCCACTGTGACAGCGTCACTGAGCGCGCCAAACCAGGACTTCAGCCTCTTTCCGGAATCTGAGTTCTCCAAGAATTTTCTTGGCTCTCCAT